AATGTTTGATATTTCTGAATTAGATACATTAATTAAAGAATTAGAAGATGTAGATGTTGTAAGTTTATATCAAGATAATGATCATATTGTTGAATTGTCTCACAAGAGTGGGGCATTTTTTGTTCGTTTAGATGGAGCTAACCTTTATTCAGGGTCTGACGGGGAAGAGGCTGCATCGGTTTTTTATACTCAAGTAGCTCAAATCAAAGATGATGCCGAAAGAGGATCAGATCCTGCTTTTGCTACATTAAGAGAGATTCTTCAGTCTCGAAATGCTCATGTTAAAGATATGTTAGCTGCTATTGGACATGAACATTTAGCTGCTTCGTTAAATGGTATTGAATTTGCTAAGGAATTTACTCTTGAGGGATTTAGAGAGGTAATTAAGCATAATCGTAATACATTAGATGTACTTGATTTTGCAAATTATCGTCCACCTGAAACTGAAGGTGAAGAATGTCATACCTGTATTTTCTTTGCAGCGGGGGGATATTGTACAAAATTAGATGTTCCCGTTAAAGAAGAAATGTATTGTGACTTATTTAAGCCTCTACCTATGGCTGAAAAAAATGAACGATGGGCTGAGGTTTCCAACCAACCTTGGGAAGAAGGAGAACATAGAGAGTCTGAACCTATTGAAGGTTTGGACAAGGATGTTCGTAATTTAATTTATACAAGTAAGAACAAATTAGAAACTCCTTCTGAATTTGAAGAAGGTTCTCGCAAGCCTAATATTATTATGAGGGAATATATCCCTGAAGATGCTGAAGAAGGTTTTGCTATCTTAGTTAAAAATGCTGATTCAGATGGTGTAATAATTGAGTTAACATATGAAAATGGTCAATGGTATGCCATTAGTAAGCAACGTGATGTTTCTGATCTAGGCGATCCTTTTCAGTCTGTTGGTGATGCTTATATTCCTCGAAAGGTTAAGAATAGAGATGAGGAAGATAAGGAAGGTATTGAAAAGCTTAAAGAAGTATTAGGACAAGAAGAGTTTCAAAAAGCTACTGATGGTTTGTCTGACGAGGAACTTGAAGCAGTTGATAAAGCTCTCCCAGCTATTATTCCTGCTATTGGGGCTGCTGCTGTAAGAGTATTACCTATTGCTGCAAAAGTAGCAACACGATTAGCTCCTACTATAGTAGGTGCAGTAGGTAGAGGAGCTGTAAGTGGAGCTATAAGCGGAGCAGGTAAAGTTGCTGATGCTGTTGGTGAAGCTATACCAGAAGTAGATACAGAGTCAGGTTCTGAACGAGAAGCTCCTTTAACTGAGCATGAGTCAGAATTTCAGTCAGCTGGTAAGAATGAAAGAAAACCTAATTTAGTCGGAAAAACTAAAGTACCTAGATTAGTTAAAGCAATGCAGGATCAATTTAAGAATTTAGAATATTCTGAAATTAATGAAGGTAGAGTAGATAAAGAGATTCCTAATCTTGATAAAAGTGATGTTTCTAAAGCAGGATGGGGTCAAATTGGTACTGGTCCAGATGGCAGAATTTATTGGCCGGGTGGAAGTCGTGTTGGCCCTAAAGGTGGGAAATATTCTATGCCCGGTGATAAAGAATATTTGGAAGCTCATCAAGGTGGACGTTTTAAACAGAAACCTACTGAAGAAGCAGCCCCACCGGAACAACAACAATGGGATCGTAAGGCTGTTCAGCAAACAATGCCTCAGACACAACTTGAACGTGATATGGAAAACTTTAAAGGTTTTGATAAAGGTCAATCAAATGAAGGTGGATTAGGTGTTGATGACCCAGAAGCTCTTAATGATGGAACTGGAGCTTCTTCTCAACATTATCGTCGGATACGTGAAGATGAGGAAAATAGTAAATCATCCTTGGCGATGAAAGCATATGCCAATGATTCTAAAGATGTTCAAAAACCTATTGACCCCGATGAAGATGGAAGAGAGGCACTTTCCAGTGCAGAAACTGGTACTGGGACACAGGCTTTTTCATCTGGTGCAGTAATTGATATATCTCCAGAAGAAACTGATGGAGTAAATGTTAATACTAAGGCTTCTGGTGGTACGGGTGGAGAAGGTGTTGAGGGTGGTGGTGACGGCAGTGCTACTATGATCGCTCCAGCAGATGCTACTGATCAGGATTTAGAATCTGATTATGATTCAATGTTAAATCCTATAAAACGTGGTCCAATTATAAAAGAGGGTGGCGGAGCTGGTGGAGGTGCTGGTGGTGATGGAGGTGGTGGAGGAGTTGGGACTAGCGGTAGCTTTGGTGGTGGCACTGCTTTAAGTGTCGGAGGTAGCGGTGGAGATGCCGTACATACGGATACGCATGGACGTGTTGCTCGTAAGCGTAATTCTAATGGACAAGAAGGGTTAGATAAGGGTTCTTTAAGTAAAGATAGTATGGATGCCGGAGCTTACGAAGGTGTATCCCAGCTTCCATATCCGCAAGATGATGATTCTCGTCCTCCTCGTACAGTAGAACGTTATAAGCATGGAGATTCTGAAGATGATGATGCAGAACAACGAGCATCTGAGCAAGAGCATCAAATTCCTAATGAGCAGCAGCCAATTGGTGAAGACTATGCAAGTAGTTATGTGATTGCAGAGGATGAAGATCGTTATAGTCCTACAGAAATAGTAGAGAAACCTGAAAATGAGCTAGTTAGACGGCGTTTTATTGATGAAGATAACCGTTTAAAGAGTATTAATGATAATGCTGCAGAACAATATACTAATTTAGCAATGCTTTCTAGAGATTTACAATCTCGTTTTGTAAAAGCGGATGATACTCCTGAATCACTTAAAGAAATTGATGCTTTTAGAGTCTTAAATGAGAATTCTATTCAAAAAATGGATACTGGTAGGACTCTAGTAGTTGCAGGTTGGGGAAACTATTACATCGTTGATCGTGAAGGACATAGGTTGGGTTTAGAAGGTATGCGTAAAGCGATGGTTAATTTCCTTGGAAAGAAAGAATTTGCCAATATGAACATTTTCCATTCGGGAATTCAGGTTGGGCAGATTCTTAGAAAATTCATTGATATTAATGGAAAAGAGTGGAGAACTGAGGTTAAGCCTGAAGGTTTGTTCGTAGTTGCTGCTTTTAGGACTGATCTAGAAGTTTCTAGAAAAGCTATGGCTGAGGTCATTAGAGGCGGAATGAGAGGCTTTTCTATAGCAGGAAATGCAAAATCTAAAGATCAAATTTGTGAACATGGTAAATGTTGGACAGAAGTAACAGATTTAGAGATTTATGAGGTAACTTTATGTGTTACTCCTATGAATCCTAAGTCATATATAACAGATATATTACAAAAACCAGATCCTGAAATATGTCCTGAATGCTATGAAACTAATAATACACAATATGATTCAAGTTTAAGACCTAGATAATTTTAATTTTTACCAAATTATTGCAAAAATATAGACACCTTTAATATTTTCATATATCATACAAAATAAGTCCTAATAGGAGGGGCAACGTATGGCTTCTAATACTACAGAGCTTCTGCCTATTTTGAAGGCTTTGAGAGAGTATATAGTCAAAGAATATGGTGTGAATTATCCACCACATGTTCGAGGCGAAGATGCATCTCAGAAATCATTGCCTGATAATTGGGTAGACAAACTAGATCCGTTAAGTGGTGGTGACACCGTTGGACGAGATCAACACGGTTCACAGGGAACTAAATCTACTAAAGCTGGATCACAAGGCACAGATCCGTATATCCATAAGAGTGAACTAGAAGCAATGTTGAAAGATTTTGCTAAACACTTTGTGGATGGGCAACCAGTGCAAGCTGGTGGAGAACGGGCTGATGGAATGCACGGTGCTGGTGGATACAGTTATCCCGGCGATTCTCGTCGAATTCCTGAAGGTCTAGAAAAGGGCCATCATGAAGAGGGAATGGGCATGGATGATGAAGATGGTGCTTTAGATGACATCGGGATTGAAGAAGATGTCGAAGATATCGAAGATGAAGAGGATATGGACGACGAAATGATGGAAGAAGACGGCATCGAAGAGGGAATTGATAAGAATCACATGTACCGTAGTGCTGATGGTGTCAATGATCTTCTAAAAGATATTAAGGGTCTATTGTCTTCTCGTCACCAAGAGAAACAGCAATATGCTTCTCTTTCTAGTGAGATTGATAATCTTAAAAAATCAGTCCAGAAAGATGTCAAAGATGGCATTCGTAAAGGGTTGAAGAGTTTTAATTTGAATCCTTCTCATGGTGATATGGTTACCCGTAGTGAAGCTGGTTCTTCACAATTTGGAGTTCCTACTCCAGTTGAAATGCCAGACCAACGGATCGGCGTAGAAGGCGATTCTTTCCAAAAATCTGACGAAGAGCAAGCTGCTGATCAATTCGTTGACGGTATCGAACAAATCGTTCAGAAAACTGACACGAATGATCTTCGTGGGCATTTCAAGATGGTCAACTCGATGCGTAATCAAACTGGGGAATTGACTCCTCAGACCTTGTATTACTATCCACGACCTAATGGGAGGTCATAAGCAATGGCTGATCTTAGCATAGCTCAATATATTTCTTCTGCGGAGCGTAATCTTCGTAGTTCTCTGATGCCACCCGGATATTTTGCAAAGCAAACATATCTACAGGTTTCAGATGTATTCACAGCGACTTATGGACGTAAAGTCTGGGACGCTCTGAACAACCAAACAAGATTTTGGAATATCTTGAGAAAGGTACAATGGGGTCCAACCACTGGTTGGCGTTTGCGGTCAGATAGGGGTGATAGCCGTTCCCGTCCTGTGACGGAAACTGGTGCTCTCCCAACCGTAGATGTCTCTAACTACGTCAATGTGGACTCTGCTCCACGTATCGTAGCTACTGACTTCGGAGTATCACTCAAATCCCAGATCATGAGCGGTCTGGAAGGTGGTATGGGGGATAACCTCGCAGTAGAGCAAGAAGCTGCAGCGAGGGACCATATCAAAGAGTTGAACCAAGAACTCTTACTCCGTTCCATGACCATCGCCAGCACTGCTGGTGCTTCTGGTACTGGTGAAATTATCTCTGCTGGTAATACTCTCCGTGTTGGTGATACCTTCGGAGGAACTACCATCGGCGATACTGCTCTTACTTATAACGGTCTTGACGCTCAGAGTGACGCTACTTGGACAGGTGGTGGAAACTTAACTGACGGAGAAATCGTATATGTAAAGAGTAGGGCTGGTTTCACATCCTTGGACGACATTGTTGAACAAGATGCTCGTGTAGTTGCTGGTGTAACCGTAACTAACGGTGTAGATGTTTATAACCAAGCTACTCGTGCTTCTGGAGCTTATAACTCCGCTGCCACAGTTTTGGGTAACAGTGGAACAGGAAGAAACTTGACATTGTCACTTCTCGATCAAGCTATTAGGGAAGTTCGTGTAAACGGTGCGGATCCTGATGTTATCTTGATGGGTTATGATCAATTTGATAGACTTTCTTCTCTTCTCCAAGCACAACAACGGTATTTGGATTGGGGTGAATTCGTAGTCAAAGTAGGCGACGAAAGTACTCTCCCCGGTTCACATGCTGGTTTCCAAGTTGCTACCTACAGGGGTATCCCAGTAATAGTCGATCCTGATGTTCAGGGTTCGTTCACAGCTGCGGATGGTAACCTTGGTAGTAACGTTTATGTTATTGATACACGATATTTGGAACTAGCAATAGCTGCTCCTACTCAATATATCGATAACAGGGATTTCTTCCAAGCTAATGCTTTCGTTCTTCGTGGATTGTTCTACACCATAGGTGAATTACGATCTTTACGTTTGGACGCACATGCTAAAATTACTGACCTTAATGCGTAAGTTCGGTTCTTAGTTAGCTTGTAAAAGAGGGGGAGTTAGGATTAATACCTAACTCCCCCTATGCTAATCAATCAAATTCTGATGCTGGAAGTAAGAGGTAATTCCTCTGAGGGTGGGCTAGGTGGTATCCAGTAAGGGAGTATATAATGGCTTTAACTTTTGCAACCACAATTATTCATGAGTCTGTTTTTGGAAACAAAAGAATTGTAACTGCTGATGTAGTCGCAACTGGAACTGGAACAGCGACAGGCGATGCCTTCGCTCCTTCAGCTTTAGGTCTTAGAGGTTTTGACATTCTTTTGATTGGTAACGCTCAAACTTTGAGTGCTACTGGTACAGCAACTACAGCGGAAGATGTGGGGTATCACGTTGCATATGATTATGTGAATGAAGTGTTACTCTATACTCAAGCTGATGGGGATGCTGGAGCACACGTTGCTTCAACAGCTCAGTTGACTGATACTACTGTCAGAGTAATGGCTGTAGGGTATTAATCTAACAATTAAATAGGTTTAATGGTACGAGACAGCTCGACTATTTTTTTATTTCTTGGTTAATTTAGTAATAAATTAAGGGTAGTCGAGTTGGCTACCCTTTTTTGGTAGGTGCGATATGGGTATTTCTTCTATTTTTGAAGGTATAGGCGATGTAATTAAAAGAGTTCGTCCTAATATTTTATGCGGAATGCTTTTAATTGCAGGGTTAGGTATGGGTATTTCTTATATTGGGTGGCAAATGAATATGGAAGGTATAATTAGTGCAGCAGGTGTTGGAGGTATCGTAGCTATTTCTAATCTAGCTGGTAAAATTTTAGAAACAGAAACGAAGTAATGAGAGGTATGGTTATGTTGGAGGTATTAACTGCTATTAAATTGGGTCAAGCTATTCTTAAACGGCTTAAAAGTGCGGAAAATCGAGAAGAATTGATCAAGACACTTATTTCAGTTCTAGGTGATGGTAAAATATCACCAACTGAATGGGCAGTTATTGGTAAGCAATTAGGTGTATATGAAGGAAAGGTTAGTAAGTGAGTTTACTTAGTAAATTAGCTACATGGTTTATGCTTCGGGTTAAGCGTGACAAATTAGGTCAATATGATTTTGGAGTAGTTCAATTTGGGGATCATGACTTACCTATTGTAGGTTATCGGCATCAACATATTGGAACGCCGAAATTGTTTTATGTGGATTCTTTAACTTTGGCAAGGTTATCAGGAAGGGAAGATGACAACAGCACCGAAACTTCGAACTCAGATTGAATTAGAACAACCTCTTCCTAGTTTTAGAGGTTTTACCGTAACTACGTCTAATGCGAATGCTATTACGGTTTTAACGGTTTCTGATCTTATGGAAGAGGCAAATAGGATTACTTTTGTAGTAGAACTTGGAGATTTATATATAAATTTTGGATCTACTGCTACTAGTGATGGAACTTCTATGTTAGTTCCAGCCGGGACAGGTTATACGGAAGAAAATATTCGAATTACTGGAATTGTCTCAGTGATGAGAGCAGGTACTACTAATGGTCGTATTCGTGGTTCTCTTTGGGGTAGGTAGTGGTTAAATTACGTCAGACTATTGAATTAGTACAACCTTATGAAAAATTTAAACCATTTACATTAACTACTAATAGTGCTGAAGCTTCTACTATATTGACTGTATCCGATTATATGGAAGAGGCTAATAGAATTACTATTGTTGTAGATCGTGATGACCTTTATGTAAATTTTGGTAATGCAGCTACAACAGACGGTAGTTCGATGTTATTACCTGCAGGAACAGGTTATACGGAAGAAGGTATTTCTTTTAGTGGTGTAATTTCAGTTATACGTGCAAATCAAGCAAATGGAAGAATAATTGGAGCAATCTGGGGTCGTTAACCCAGTTATTTAGGAGAAATTAAATGCCAATTGACAGAGGATTTGAATATAGGTTTTCAGAGCATGAATTTCGTACAGTTCGTGAGTCTATAGGTACACTTTCAAAGTTTATTCCTATTAATGTTACGTTAGCTTCTGCAAATACCGCAGAAGATTTAATTAATTTAGAAAATAATACTCCTCCTGCTATGAATTTGATTACAAATCCTAGTATGGAATTGGGTACACCTCCTACTGGATGGACGGCTAATGGTTCTACTATGACTAGTGAAACTACAACACCACGTACTGGTGCTGATAGTATGCAATGTGTTGCAGCCAACGCTGCTGCATATGAAGGTGCTTACTATAGTGTTACTGGATTACCTCGTGGTTGGTATTCTTGTTCTGCTTATGTTCGAAGAACTGGTGGAGGAACTGTTATAGGTAGAGCAACTAGTGATGGTGGTACTATATTTAGTAATGGACCGCAGGTCACTATGGGTAATAACTGGAATGGTAGAGTAACAGTGAATCATCAAGTTACTACTGATAATGCTACTTTATCATTTTATATAGTTACTGATTCTCAACAAAATATTACATTTCTTGTAGATGATGCTCAAATAGAACCTGCTTGGGGATATGTAATGGGCATGGCTGGAACTAATGATCCAAATCCTCCGACATCTCAAGTGACTACGTTTGTAGATCCTCTTATTGAGCGATTTTCTCGTTGGATGGGTACGGCAGATGCTTCAATCTCTGTTCGTGAACCGGGAATGAGTGAAATTCACGATATTTATTTATATTCTTTAACTAACGATGCAGTAATTGATTTTAATAGAACGGCTACTAATACTGGTGATGCCGTTGGTTATGTTTTAAAGGCTGGTGTAGCTAGTGCGATTAATTTACGTCACATAGTTAAGCATAATATTAGCTTTAGAAATAACACTAATGGGCAAACTTGTAATGTAATTGGATATGTTAGGGGCATCTAATCCCCTAGGATTTGAGCGTAAGAAAGGATAAAATATAGATATGGGTTTTTTCAATGTATATACCACATCTAATTCGTATCTATCGGACTATTTTCAGTACTTAACTGAGCAATGGTCTAATGCGGATAACACTTTTACAGGGGCTTGGAATAGAGAAACAGGTAGTAATTCTACTATAGCTCGTGTAACTAGTGATTCTGACATGGTTAAAGCTGCAATAGCAGTTCCAGCCAGTGATACAGCACGTTTGAGGACTACTTATCAGTTTAGAGTAACACCAAGTAAGTTTTCTATCACTGATAATACGTCAATGGTGCGTGGAATCTTTGCAGAATGGGAAGCAAAGTTCACAAATGTAGCAAATATTAACAATACTACGTTTTTTATGGGGTTTTCGGAGTCAGATACTGGTGTTAGAACTACTAATGACATAATAGGATATGGTTTATCCAGTGATGCTATCCAAACTGTTACTGATAATGGTGGAACGGAGACAACTAATCTTCCTTCTTCTGTTACTTTAACGAATAGAAACCTATATAAGATGGCAATAACTGAAAATCAGATTGAATTTTGGATAAATGGTAATCAAGTGGCAACACATACCACTAATTTACCTGATATTATGCCTTATTTCATGATTTATAACGCATCTGAGTCTGGAGGAAGCTCTACGGTAGATCTTGGGTTCTGTAGAGTCTTTTATCGTGGGTTTGATGATGCTCGTTCATTCTAATGAGGTGATGGATGCCTACAGAATTAAGACAAATCTATCCATTTCGTGCGTTTACGTTTGGTGATAGTGAACCATCTCTAGCTGCAACAGCTATAGCCACTGGTCCAGCATTAGATGTCCAGAAATCTACTGATAACGCTTCTAACCAAGTAGCAATTTTTAGAGGTGCTAATAGAAGTACTGCTGCGGATGGTGATAATGCGTATATTACATATACTTTAGAAGATTCTGGTGGTAATCAAGCAGAATTTGCTCGAATGACATGGACTGCTAATGATGTTACTGCCAATACTAAGGATTCTAAGGTAGTTTGGGCAGTTCAAACTGGAAATACGCTTACTGATGTGTGGGAAGTCAGTAGCTCTACTACTGGGACGGTTACCAGTACGTTTGGTGCTGGTGATATTGTTTTACCTGATAATGTTTCTATACAGTTGGGAAATAGTGGAGCAGATACTGATCTTTCTTCGGATGGAACTGATATTAAATGGATAGTTCCTGCAACTGCTGATGTAATTTTGGGTAGAACGGGTGCTCCTAGTCCTGATACGCTTCTTCATCTATGGTCTGCGACGGCAGGATCTGTTGTAGCTGCTACAGATACTCTTTTAACACTAGAAAGTAATAGTACGGCGGTTATATCTGTACTTGCTCCTACTGTTGGAGGGATTTATTTTGGAGATGCTTCAGATAATGACGTAGGTAAGATCATTTATACCCATGCTAGTAATACTTTGGGAGTTACTATAGCTGCTGTTAACCAATTAAATTGGACTGACGGTATTATGGCCTTTCAAAGAGCTATGACATTATCTTCTACATCTACTTTTACTGTAGATGCTAGTGGAATTAGTGGTACTGCCATTAAAGACGAAGATAATATGGCTTCTAATAGTGCCACTCATTTAGCCTCACAACAGAGCATTAAGGCGTATGTAGATGCAGTACCAGACACGATAGCTGGCTTAACTGATGTAACTATTACATCTATAGTTGATAATAATTTTATTCAATATAACGGAAGTGTTTGGGAGAATAGAACATTTTTAGATTTTGCAAAAATAGCTGCTCCTGCAGATCCTAGTGGTGAGGAAGGACGGCTATATCTAAAAGAAGTTAATGCTGCTAATAATGCTTTAGCAGTCAAACTACAGAAAGCTTCTAACGTTGTAGAAGTAGAATTGACTTCTCCGGGTGCGATTTGTGCGGTATGTGGAAGTGATGATGGTGCTAAAGACCCTACATATGATTTCCAGATGGGAGTTATGCGAGTAAGTCTTTGGTGCGGTCATGAGTATGAAATTGAACTCCCTGCATGGAGGAGAATTACTTAATGGTTACATATAGAGCAGGAAATACTATTGCTGGAACAGCTTCTCAAAGAGGTTCTTTAACTACTACTAATTTAGAAGCTGGTACAAGGTTTTTTGAGGAAGATACTGATGATTTTTATCAGTGGGATGGTGATTCTTGGAATATTATAGCAGGTAATACTGTTGCACAAACTTTAGTAAATAAGACATTAACAAGTCCTGTTATAAATACTCCTACAATTGGTACATCGTTGTCATTACTTCAAAATGCAACAATTATTTTCGAAGGGTCAACAGATGACGGCAATGAAACTACCTTAACTGTCGCTGATCCTACAGGTGATCGGGTTATAAGTCTTCCTGATGCTACTGATACTTTAGTTGGAAAGGCTACTACTGATACATTAACTAATAAAACTCTTACAAGTCCTGCTATTACTGCACCAGCCATCACTGGTGGAACCGCAATTGAATTAACTAATCTAAGTATTAGAGATGAAAGTGTAGCTTACGACTTAATTATTCAGTCCAATGACGCTCAAATGGCAGCAGATCGGTCATTAATCTTCGATGTTAACAATGCAAATCGAACTATTACCTTCGGTGGAGATGTTACGTTAGCTAATTCGTTAACTACATCAGGTAATTACACCTTAACTTTGACACAAACAGGAAATACTGGCGTAACTCTTCCTACAACTGGAACTTTATCGACTTTAGCAGGTGCTGAAACGTTAACTAACAAGACTTTAACTAGTCCTGTGATAAATACTTCTACAATTGGTACAACTTTATCATTACTTGAAGATGCAACTATTGTTTTTGAGGGTGCAACTAATAATTCTAATGAGACTACCTTAACAGTTGTAGATCCAACAGGTGATCGAACAATTTCATTACCTGATGCAACTGATACGTTGGTTGGTAAAGCTACTACTGATGTATTAACTAATAAAACATTAACAAGTCCTCAAATTAATGATACTTCTTCTAACCATCAGTATATTTTTGCAGTTAGTGAGCTAGCAGCTGATAGAACAGTTACATTACCGTTACTTACTGGTAATGATACGTTCACTTTTAATGGTTTTGCAGCTACGTTAACTAATAAAACTATTGATTCTGATAATAATACGATAACTAATATAGTAAATGCTGATGTTAAAGCGTCTGCAGCTATAGTTGACACTAAATTAGCGACTATAACCACTGGAAATAAGGTTAGTGGGTCTGCTGTACAGCTTGCAGGTACGTCTGCGATTGAAAATTCTACTGGATTACAGTTAAAAGCTGCCTTAGCTGGGGATGGATTAGCGTTATCTTCTCAAGTATTAGCTGTAAATGTAGATGATAGCTCTATAGAAACTAATAGTGATGCTCTTAGAGTAAAAGCAGCAGGTATAACCAATGCAATGTTGGCTGGAAGTATAGCCAATGGTAAGCTTTCTGGCCCTTCAATAGCTGTAACTGACGGATCTACTGCTTCTAATATAGCTCCCGGAGGTACATTAACTTTTGCTGCTACAGCAAATGAGACTACAGTGGCTCAATCGGGCGGAACTGTTACCATCGGGATGCCAAACAACGTTACAATAGGCGGTATTTTAACTGTTACTGGTAATTTAGTGGTTAATGGAACCACTACAACGGTGAATTCTACCGTTACTACTGTAGATGATCCTGTCTTTACCATTGGCGGAGATACTGCTCCCGGTTCTGATGATAATAAGGACAGAGGAATCGAATTTAGATACCATACAGGCTCTGCAGCTGCTATAGGGTTCTTTGGATACGATGATTCTGCTGGAGTTTTCACTGGATTTACAGGAGCTACTAATAGTTCGGAAGTATTCTCCGGTACAGTGATAAATGCTACGTTTGGGAATATTGCAGGGACGTTAACTACGGCTGCTCAGGGAAATATTACCTCTTTAGGTACTTTATCAGCCGTTACAGTCTCTGGAGCTACTACTTTAAACGGAGATGTGGATCTAGGGAACGCAACAAGCGATACTATTACAGCTACAGGACGATTTGACAGTGATTTAGTGCCATCTAGTGACGATGCACGAGATTTAGGTACTGCGGATTTAGAATGGCAAGATTTATTCCTAGATGGGACCGCAAATATCGATATATTGACTGCTGATGCAGGAACTGTAGGCGGTTCTGACATAGTTACGTTAGCTGCTACCCAAACATTAGCAGCTAAAACTCTTACAGCTCCTAAATTTGCTGATGGTGGCTTTATAGCCGATGCTGCGGGACTAGAATTAGTGATTTTGGACTCAGTTAGCTCTGCGGTTAACGAAATTACCATAGCAAATGCTGCTTCAGGTGCTTCAGCTAGTATTACGGCAAGTGGTGAGACTGATACTGGCATTATATTGAGAGGTAAGGGTACTAGTGGTATTACGATAACCAATGTTACTGCAAATGGAGCATTTTTAGAGCTAGATACTAAAGCAGCACCAGCTGATCCAGCTACTGAAGCTGCTCGAATATACCTTAAACAGGTAGATGCTAATAATAATGCAATTGCTGTGAAAATTCAGAAGGGTGGAGCTATCCAAGAGGTAGAAATTACTTCACCAAGAGCAGTTTGTGCTGAATGTGGACGTAAAGATGGGGCAAAAGACCCATTATATGACTTTGAAAGAGGTGTTATGGTCTTAGATTTATGGTGTGGACACTCATTTGAAGTACCAATGCAATGGAGTCAGATAAATGGCAGTTAAATATTATGCTGGCAATAAAATTACGGGTGTAGCGTCAGATACTAAACCTACCTCTAATATCATAGATGGCAGTACGTTCTTTGTAACAGATACTGAAGATCTATACATGTATGATTTGGGTACGACTTCGTGGAAAATTATATCGGGTAATACGATTGCAGAGACTTTAAGTAATAAAACTTTAACAAGTCCTGTATTGAATACTAGTATCTCTGGTACAGCATTTCTTGATGAAGATAATTTTGCTTCTGATGCAGCTGATAAAGTAGCTTCTCAGCAAAGTATTAAGGCTTATGTAGCTTCTCAAGTACCGGGATCACAGAATGTATTTAATACTATTGCAGTAAGTGGGCAAGATAACGTAGTAGCTGATGGTGCTACTGATACACTAACATTAGCTGCTGCTGGAACCATGACTATTACTACCAATGCTTCAAACGATACTATTACGCTTTCATCTTCGGCTTCGTCTACTACTGTTACAGTTACCGATAATGAAAGTACAAATGAAAATAATTTAATTACATTTGTAGCGGATGCAGCAACTAGTACAGGTGCTCAAGGGTTAGAAATGGATGGGAATTTGCATTATAACCCCTCTACAGGACGTTTAACTGCTACGCAATTAGCTGGAACACTGCAAACTGCTGCTCAGACTACTATTACGTCTGTTGGAGCTTTAGATGGTGGATCAATTACTGCTAATTTCGGCACTATAAATAATGGTGCAAGTGCTATTACAACTACAGGGTTGATAAGTGGTGGTTCATTAGATATAGATGATGTGCTTATTAATGGAGCTACTATTGGGCATACAGATGATACGAACTTAATGACGGTAGCTAATGGCCTTCTAACTGTTGCTGGAGAGATTTCTGTTACTACTTTAGACATTGGTGGAACTAACGTAACAACAACGGCAGCAGAATTAAATCTTATTGATGGAGGCACTGCGAGAGGGACTACTGCGGTAGCATCAGGTGATGGTTTATTAATAAATGATGGTGGAACCATGCTGATGACTAACGTAGATACTGTATCTACGTATTTTTCCGCTCATAACGTTGGTGGAGGGAATATAGTCACTGTTGGTGCGTTGAATGCTGGTAGTATCACCAGTGGATTTACATCAATAGATGTTGGGTCTGGTGCTATAACTACTACAGGTACTGTTACCGCTGGGAATTTAAATGTAACAGGTACAACTACTACAGTAAATTCTACTAATACTACTATTTCAGATAGATTAATAGAATTAGCCAATGGTGCAGGAAGTTCTACTGCCGATGCAGGGATCATAGTGGAACGAGGTTCTACTGGTGATAATGCAATTATGGCATGGGATGAGAGTACGGATCGATTTGTATTTGGAACTACTACAGCAACTGGAGCATCTACAGGTGATTTAACTATAGCTGCTGGTACTGTTCAAGCAAGTACATTTATCGGTAATTTAACCGGAGATGTTACTGGGGATACATCTGGAAGTTCTGGAAGTACTACAGGAAATGCTGCTACAGCTACAGCTTTAGCTACTGCACGGACAATAGGCGGTACATCTTTTGATGGTACTGCAAATATAGCAGTTGCTTTAGCTGCTACGGCTACTACTTTAGCTTCTGCTAGAACTATTGGAGGAACATCTTTTGATGGTTCGGCTAATATAGTTCCAGCTACCATAACGGTTGCTGATACTACAGATACTACTTCTTTTGTAGCTCTTTTTGAAAGTGCTACTGGGGATCTTGCACCTAAAACCGATGCTGGCATAACATATAATGCTGGTACAGGAGTATTAACGGCTACTGGGTTCGCTGGACCATTAACAGGAAATGTTACAGGTAATGCAACTGGAACAGCTGCTACAGTGACCGGAGGTACTCAAGCTGCAATTACAGCTGCTGCTAATTTGGTTACAGTTGGTACAATTGGGACAGGAGTATGGCAAGGTACGGCAGTTGCTCAGACATATATTGCTGATCAAGCTATAAATGAAGCTAAATTACAGGTAAGTAATGGACCTCAAGATGGATATTTGTTAACCGCTCGATCTGGAAATGCAGGTGGAATGACATGGGAAGCAAGTTCTTCCAGTGGAGCAACTGAATCTTTTGCCATAGCAATGGCAGTTGCATTATAAGGAGCATCGATGGCAACTGAATTTAAAAGAAGTGTTTTAGCGAGTGTACCTACATCGTCGATACCTAATACGTCAAATACTAATAATGATTTGTACACTGTCCCTGCTAATTGTGACACAGTAGTTATTGGTCTTTTATTAACTAATAAAACTGGAAGTGGTATTACTGCTGATGTAATGATAGAGGTTCAGAGTGGTCAAGGAGCTAATGTATACATTGTTAAAGATGCTCAAGTACCCGGCGGTAGTGCATTAGAAGTAATATCTGGGAAAATAGTTGTAGCAAATACAGGTAGTGGTACAGGAGATACGGTCCAAGTTCGATGTAGTGCTGCTACGTCGTTAGACGCTACAATTAGTGTATTGGAGAATACATAAAATGCCATATATAGGTAAAGAACCTGAGCATGGGAATTATCAGAGATTAGATAGTATTGCTAGTAGTTTTGATGGTTCTGAAACAGCTTTTGATTTAACTGCTGATAGTGTTACTGTTTATCCAACTAGTCCTGCTACTATGATTATTTCATTAGGCGGTGTTATTCAACAACCTACTATTGCTTATACTGTAAGTGGTGGGAAAATAACTTTTACTACTGCTCCTGTAGCTAATACTGAGTTTTGGGGAGTGGCTTTAGGGGATACATTAGAGATTGGAGTACCCACTGATAAGTCTGTTACGTCTGCAAAGTTGGCAACAACTTCGTTTTCGTTCTTTATTTCGTAGGAGAAAGGTATGGCTGAAACATATAAAAAATTAGGGCAAGCTCTTATTGCGAATACGAGTGCTAATACTATGTATACCACTCCAGCTAATACATCTACTATTGTTAAACATATTAGATTAACAAACGTAGATACGGGAAATAGCTGTCATGTAAAGCTATATCATCTGGATTCTGGTGGTACTGCTGGAACTTCTAATCAAATTTTGCCAGAAACTACGATTACAGCTGGAGGTTGGGCTGAATTTGAAGGTACTATAATCATGGAAGCAGCAGATTTTTTGCAAATTACCTGTCAAAACGCTAGCGATATAAATTATGTAGTTTATGGAATGGAGTTAACATAATGCCTTGGTTTTTTTATGATTCAAACGGAAATCAATTAACTGCGGAAAGAGGTACTCAATCAGTTGCTGATGGCGGTACAGGAGCCACTTCTTTTACTGATGGTGGTGTACTGTTAGGTAGCGGTACTGGTGCTATTACAGCAATGGCAGCACTAGCTAATGGAGCAATTGTGGTTGGTGATGGAACTACTGATCCAGTAGCTTTAGCAGCTTTTTCTTCGAGTACAGGCACATTAAATGTTGCTAGTGGTGGTACAGGTTCTGCATCTTTAACTGCTAATGGTGTACTTATTGGTAATAATACTTCAGCAGTAACTGCTGTAGCTTTAGCTACTAAAGGACAACTGTTAGTGGGAGATGGAACTGGAAATCCGCAAGCATTAGCAGTAGGAGCTAATGGATTAGCACTTGTAGCTGATTCAGGTGAAGCTACTGGTTTAAAGTATGCTTCTGCTGGTGTCGGACTTGGCATGGTAATAGCGTTAGGAGGCTAAATAATGGCAGACACATTAAAAACAGTTCGTGCAGAAATTACGACTACGGCTGGAGCAGCAGTACTTAATGGTGCAGCAAGTAAAACCTACACCATTCTATCCGTATCTCTTTGTAATACTCATGCTACTAATGATGAAACTTTTAGTATGTTCTGTACTACTGCTAATAAGGGAACACCTATTTATGTTTACAAAACTCAAGATTTACCAGCTAAATCCACCTTTATTCATAGCGATAAAATTGTATTGTTAGCATCTGAAGAATTATGGGTTGAGTCTGCTAGTGATCCTGATGATACTGATGGGATTCATGTAGTAATTTCATACTTAGATCAGGATGATTAAACATGAGTGGTTTAGTTACTAAAACCTCCAAGAAAGGAACTGGCTCTGGTTATGCTAATCAGGGCCAGAACTTCAAACGATTTACTGCCTCCTATTCTGATTGGCCGATTCCATTTGGCTGTACGCTTCTAGTCATAGAATGTATAGGAGCAGGTGGCGGTGGAGGTGGAAGCCTCAATAACGCTGGATCGGGTTCTGGTGCAGGTGGCGGTGGAGGTGCAGTAGCCCGTATGTCTTTCCCCGTTGAATCATTGGGAAATAGTTTGAGTATAGTTGTTGGTTCTGGTGGTAATGCTGGAGTTGGTGGTGCATCGGTGTCTAGTGGAACCGCAGGGGGCAATACCACTGTAGAAGATGACGCTACAGGAAAAATAATTTTATCCGCTTTTGGTGGTGGTTTCGGTGCTTATGGCGGCGGTTCGGGGCATGGGGCAGGTGGCGGTGGCGGAGGAACTGGCAGTGCTGGTGCTAATGGGGCGGCTAATAATGCAGGTGGTAATGCCAGCGGTGGAAACCCGAATATACAAGGATCAAGCCAAGGCTCCGGTGCAGGTGGTCGTGGCGGTGTCGGCGGTGCTAATCTCGCACAGGGAAGCCCAGCCGAATTCGGTGGCGGTGGTGGAGCCGGAGGAGGACATGGCGGAGCTTTTGTAGAGGGTGGAGATAGTATTTTCGGTGCTGGTGGAGGTGGTGGGGGACAAGCTAGCCAAAATGACACCTATTCTGAAGGCGGTGGGCATGGGGTGTATTCTTACGGTTCAGCCCCAGATAGTGCACCCGTTAGTAGAGAATTTGGATGCGGTGATGGTGGTCAAGGTGGTGCAGGTTCGCAAGATGCAGGAGTTGCTGGCGGTACTCCCGGTGGCGGAGGCGGCGGTGCATCAGGTGGTGGAAGTAGTGGGGCCGCAGGTGGAGCAGGTGGCCGTGGCGAAGTACGAATATGGATGTATTAAATGAGTGGATTAACTAGAAGAAATCAAGCCTCTACGTCTGGGCTAGTTGCCCCTGCCGTAGACTTTCAAAGATTTACAGCACCCGATACATGGACTAAACCTGCCGATGTTGCCATTGTCTACATGGAAGTTATTGGCGGCGGTGGCGGTGGTGGAGGTTCTGCTACTGGCGGCACTGGCACCGCAGGGTCTGGAGGCGGAGGCGGCGGTGGAGCGATGGCTTGGGGATGTTATTCAGCAAGCGATTTGCCAGCAACCCTATCAGTCGTTGTCGGGGATACTGCTAACGGCGGAACCGCTGGAGGCACGAATACGGCTGGGCAGGCTGGTAACAATAGTTCAGTAACAGGAAGCGGATTTACTCTTACGGCTTTTGGTGGTGGCGCAGGGGGCAAGGCTTCTAATAGCGGAGGTGCTTCTGGATCAGGTGGGGGTGGAGGTGGAACTGGTAGTGTAGGTTTGGCAGGTGCAGACGCACAAGCCGCAAGTTCCGATGCTGGCGGTGATGGTGGCAATCCTACGGTGCAGGGATCATCATGGTCTGGTGGAACTGATGGACATTCTCTAGGTGGCAGAGGTGGCAAGGGCGGAGGCTCATGTGACAGTTCCGCTGGCGATGGCAACGGTGGTTGTGCAGAATACGGCGGTGGAGCAGGCGGTGGAGGTGGTGGAGCCGCTTATTCAGACCACGCCAATGACGAAGAACAGGGAGGCTCTAGTCTTTATGGAGCAGGTGGCGGAGGGGGAGGCGGTGGTGGAACCGCTGGACCTACTGAGGATTTAAGACAAGGCCGCCCCGGTGGAGATTGGGGCAGTTATACATCAGGGGCAGGCGGTGCTTTAGTTGCGGCAACTGTTATCGGCCATGCTGGGATTGATAGAGATTTTGGTTGCGGTGGTGGCGGCGGCGGCGGTGGAAGCACGAACTCAGGCGGAGCAGGTGGAATTCCGGGTGGTGGAGGCGGTGGATCAGGATCGTGTGCCGCTGATGGTGGTGGAAAAACTGGAGGCAACGGAGCTAGAGGCGAGGTGAGAATATGGGCTTGGTAAGTGCTAATGGCGTAGGACTGTCTGGTTTAGTAGCTGTTAAACCAGACGTACAGATATTTACTGCGGATGGTACTTGGACCAAGCCAGCTGGGGTTACCCGTGTCTATGTAGAATGTATAGGTGGGGGAGGAGGCGGAGGTCAGGGAAATGCTCAATCC